TTCCTGTTTGTAAGGCCATGAGTGCCCCCCGTTAGATGTGTAGGGCGACCACCGCCCTACTGTTATAATGGTACGCGGGGTGATGGCCGGGAGGCAGTGCTATTTGCTCGTAAGCTAGTAGTTGTCTAGTTCAGCGTATTGGTCGTACGTCTTGGCCGAACCGTCTACATATTTCCAGTTGGGAATGGCGCATGGGAAGGTTACGTTGGCTACGAGTTCGGCGCAGTGGCTGGTTTGGCCATCGCAATCTTTGCCTCCTGCGTGGTGGCGGGCGAACAATTTGGTGCCCTCTAGCGTGTACTCGGTGGCGTTATACTCATAGCCTTCGTCAGTCGGCCGTGATTGGTGGTGCCGAATGGTTTGCCCATTGGCAATGCTTAACTTGACGTTGATGGCAGAGCCGAAATTTGCATAGAACCGCATAATGAACTCCCCTGTTGGAGGGCGACCACCGCCCCTATGTGTAATAATACAGTTGGCGATTTGGTGTGGCCACGGGTTATTACTCAGCGCCAGCGATACCCGGATGATCTCCATGCCTTGCGAGCGAGCGGGCCTCTCACTCTTTGTTGTAGGCTTCCCAATCACCGGCCAGGATCTGGGCGCTGGTTATGCGCCATGGGACGCCGGGTTCATCCCCACGGCAGAGCAGGATGACTAATCGGTTCTCTGGGATGCACGTATAGACGTGCGCTGGCCACTCTGCTCGACGCATGAGTAGGCCGTCCCGCATGTGGCCCAGGGCGTCCGAAAACCGCAGACCGCTCTGCTGTTCGACTTTTGCCTTGCCCATCACGGCGATGGCGGCGCGGGCCTTGAGTATGTCCTTTTGGAACGGCGGGCACTCGGCCTTGATCTCGCGGCAAATACATTTGTCGGGGCAGCAAATAGCCTGTGCCACCGCCAGTTCTAGTTCATCAGTCATTGTTTGGCTCCTTGGCTGGTCTTCAATCTGGTTACCCTAGTACAACGATTTCCCCTGTTCCTGGCTCTTTGTCGTAGGCGATGTTTAGGAAGTCAGCGCCTTCTGCGTGTGTCCCTTGTTCAGCAGGCCAGTACCAAAGATCCCCGGTTGATGGGTCGCTGATTTTCCGCACACATTTCAGTTTGCTGCTTTTAATGAGCGCGGTGATTTCTTCTTCGGTTGGGTTTTTGATTGGTTGGAGTACCAGAGATGACTTGGATTTTCCATCTTCAAGCAGCCGGTATGCTTGTTCTTCGTTCTGGTTCCATTGCAGCTCTCGTCTATCAAGAGCCACGATGTTTAGGAGTCGTTTGTGGCGCAACCTATGAATAATCGTAGCGAGGTGCCCCGGTACTCTTACACCGAGAGCTTCGGCTTGTGTTGTGGAGATGGTGCCGTGCTTGATCAGGTATTTCTCAACCCTGTTAGTGCCAGACTCTTGCCTTAGCCATGATTTATTGCCCATGAAATCTCTCCTCTTAGAAAAAGCCCCCGCCGATATTTTGGCGGGGGAGTTTACAGGGAGGGCTGCTGATGGGGGCACCAGCAGCCCTTCTATTACACCACAACCAATTTCACAAAGCTAGTACCCCAGCTTTTGGAGTTCCGGCTTTGGCCACCATTCAAAAGCATTTGGGTCATGAGGTTGTTTGTGGCGCTCGTGCCACGCTTACTGCCCTCTTGCCAAATGGTGCTCAGGCGGGTGTCGCCTTTCACGCCTTTTAGGTGGTCCATAAGGTCGCTGTACCTTACGCCTTTGCGCTCGTAGGTTACGTTGGAGAAGAACGGGATAGGCTTGGGCTCTGCCATGGCCACGTTGGGCAGAACTTCTACCCGAACGTTTGCTGGCTGACCGCCCGCGTGTTCGCGGATGAACCGGGTGATGTCGGCCTGGGTGATTTCCTCGCCCTTGCACACCAGTTCCACAACTTTGGCGGGCTTGACCGCTTTGGCGGGAATAGTGACCTTGGCCGAGGCCGAACTTTTTGGCACGGAAACCGTCTTAGGGTTGGCCAGTTGTTTTTCGCGCGCTTGCGCAAGGTTGATAGCTTCTACCATTAGATGTACCCCTTTCTACGGGCGGTTTGGATGGGCTGAATGCCTACCCAATAAGTAATATTACAATGGTGGACCTAGCCATGCAACAACTAAATGCTCAACTGCCAAAAAGGAAGAAGAGCACAAACATGCCGAAAAGCGCGGTTAGAAAAGCAGATAGCATCATGGTTTGTCCCAACAGTCATGGTTCGTGTCAAGTATCTTTTCAGCTTTTCGTTTTATATGACCCTCTTGGGTGACCTGCCGATAGCTGGCCGATCGCACGTTGCCCATCGTGTAGAGCCAGTGATAGGCCATCCTTTCAGCGTGGTCTTTGCTCGTTGCGTCTAGCTCTACCATGTTGTTATTTTTCAGTTCAATCCACACAACATATCGTGTTAGGGAGTTTTCCACGCGCTTTCGTCTCTCAACAGCGAATTCCTTGGTGCGCAGGAATTCCGCTTTGTGTCCTATCAACATAACGCCCTCCAAAGATGAGTAATCAAAGGCCACCAGCGATGCCAGTGGCCTTATTGATTTCATGAGTGGGTGTAACCGTCTTCTTCAATGCCCAGCCACATATGCCCGATATTAATCATGACACACGAATCAAAGCCAATGGTGGATACCACCTCGCGCCTTAGCTCTTTGTAAGGCTTGTCGTACCGTCCACTCAATCGGGCCACGGCCATCTGTTGCTGTTTTGTGAGTTTTGTGAGTTTCATAATATCACCCGTGCATTAAGGTAGAGATGACCCAGATAAGGGCGAGTAACGTGCCCATCCCCAGGAGGAAAACAACGCCCTCAAAAAGGGCATAGACTAGGCCGAACACGACCTAGCAGCCCAACTTTTTGAAGGCAGCATAACGAACGTCCCAGGTTGTCTCCCCTGGCTGGGGGTTGATTGTCAACACTGGAATCTCTTCTGCGTTGTAGCATGTGATCTGGGTCACATTCCCCTCTGCGTTTTTCAGGTGCAGGTAAACCCCCGTCGCGCCGGAGTAGTCCGCGCCGGAGTAGTCAAAGCGCTCTATCAAGATGGCCTTAACACCATGAATATCTAGGCTGATACTGGACATAGCTTGCTCCGTTAAGTTGCTGTTGTGTTAGTAAAATAACTATGCTTTGGCCGATTAAGCCGCACAACAACTATTTTATCCCTTTTTTACTACCTTAAAATCCACTTCTACTTCCTGAAGAGCGGGGAAATCCTTCTGCATTTCGGTTATCGCTCTCATTACTTCTTCTCTACTCATCTGGTCAATTTTTCCGTGAAGTATTTCTTTGCGGTCTATGTAGATTCCAGCCGCTTGTCCCCTGAATTTTTCAGCGTTTATCGCTGCGGAGTAGTTTCCGTTTTGCAATGCTTCATCTCTAAGTTCAGCCATCTTTTTCAAATGCTTTTCGTAGGTCACTTCGTATTTACGTCCAAGCTCCTGTTTCAGCTCCCGTATTCTCACCGTGATGTTGGGCCATCGGTTTGGGTTTAGCAGTTCACTCGCTTTACTATGCGCACTACGATTGCTGTATCCAGCTTCCACCGCGCATTGGCTTTGCGTAAGATCTTCCCGTGTGACGTACAGCTGACAAAATCGCTCTTGAACGGGGCTTACGCCTTTTTCTCTTTTCGGATTGACAACGATTTCTTGCCTGTTCTTATGGGTGATTTTTGGGGCTACCATGTTCTGAAATCCTAAGTTTTTGAATGGGGGGTGTGTACAATCTAGGAATCATAGTGCACATCGCCATTTGCGGGGAAGTTCGTTCTTTGATTATGTGAATCATAGCTTGGCTACAGAGCATCATATTTGGCATGAGTAGCTGTTCTTGAACAACGAAGATCTTAGAATTCAGATCAGGGTTAAAGTTTAAGATTCCTATCATCAAGATAATTTTATCCATTGGGATATTCTCCTTCAACAAAGCCTGTCACGATCCGGCATTTTTTAACGGGCTGCTCTTTTTCTAGCCAATCAGGCGATTCTCTTCCCCAGTTGTAGTCTACTTTTCCTTGTTCAACTTTATATCGGTAGTACTGGCGATAGGCAATCACAGGATTCTTATCTTTGAACTCTTCGGGCATCGCTTGCGCTACGGGTGTTCTCCATTTTTCAGCTATGAACGGGGGCACTTCACACAGGGGCAGCAACAATCTTGTCGTTGCGTGTATTTTTTTGCGCCGAAATTTGAACTCACTGCAAAGATGATAGAGCAGATGATGCGCCCATACATAGTTCTCTTGGGCAGCGCGTACCCAACGAGTGCAAGGGTGGTTTTGGAATGCCGATTTGTACAGTTGATGTTTTTCAGCATACTCAAACGTATTGCACAAATGATGTGCTGTAGACAGCATCTGCGCTGTTTCAAGAATCATTTTGTTGCAGTGTTTATCGCCGTGGGCGATAGCGGCTTTCTTTGGGTCTTCATCAAGAAAAAATATATTCATGGTTTCCCCTTTCTACGAGAAATTCCCGGTGTTCTGTGATTTTCAGGCTATGATTTATGAGACCCCTTATTAACTACTTATCAAGTTATCAAAGCATTTGAGGGGATCTTGATAAGAGCATCACAGCGTTGAAAGTGCCCGAACCGGGGGCGGCACTCATGGAGGTTATAGGTCTCCCCCTCAAAGAGCTTTAAAGAAGCGCTCGTATTTCTTGTTTCACACTGCGCAGTTTTCGTTGTATCGCCTTTATTTCTTTCTGCTGGGTGATATAGGCCGAATCATCGCCGTACTCTATTCTCACCAACGATTTTTCTAGCTGCGCCTGCTCTGCGTACAAGACCAGTATCTCACCGGCGACGCTTTGAACTTCTTCGTCAAAACCGGGGTCTTCCGGCGCGAGCGCGGTTTTCTGCTGTGCCTCAGCGTGTATTTGTGACATTTTACCCATAGTGGCCTCCGTTGGTTGTTACCTTTTTAAAGTTTAGTAAAGCTGAATAAACGCCACAAGGGTTATTTGCTCTTACCAACCTTCCTTAAAAGTAGCAAAGCAACTCGTGCAGATTATTCTGTGGGTATCCTTTGTCTCTAAGAAGAACTGGGTGCCACCGCAGGTATTTTCTGGGCATTGCAGAACAGTTACATCTTCCGATTCTTGTTGGAAGGACACCGTGCCCGGAAAAGGAATTACATTGTCCTTCATTCAAATAGCGGCGGATATCGCACTGGAAATGGCCCAATTTCGTCCAAAAGTTTTCTTATCATAGATAAACTCCTGGTTCTTTCTTGGTGGGCCATACTCTTTTGGGATTTTCGTAGGATCATTTCCAGCTGTACACTCAGCTTCCAAACCTTTTCGTAGCCCACCTGATATATCTCCTCAGCCTTAGTTATCGTTTTCCTAAGCGGGTTGCAATGAAACATCAACTCTAGCACATCAATCATTTCTACAAGGATTTGCTCATCTACAGGCAGGTCCGTTTTTGAAGGGAGCCCCATTTTATCGCAGATATCTTCTTCTATCCCAACAATTATTTTTTGGAGCTCTTTGTTGGACCATTTTATGGGACTAGGGATGTCCCCCGTGAACAGCTCTGCCGCATCGTGGTACAAAAAATATCGCCATATCTGCATGGGAGCAGAAGGCCATATCAAATCCAATAGCACTAATCCGCGCCAAGTGTGCTGTCCAACGGTTTGTCCTTGTCCGACTTGCGGTGTGGTGTGATACCGAAGAATGTCTCCAGTGGCTAGCCGTTGATCCATACAAGCGATCAGCTCTTCTACGTTTCCATCTCCGAGTGGCTGTCCGCTATCCCTCGTGTCCATGGTTTATCTCCAAAGGTTTGTTTTGCTTCCCCCCAGTTCTTACCGAATTCAGAATCTACAAGACTGGGTACCCGTAGCTCTACACAGGTTTCCATGATTTCTTTGATCTCCTTGGCCTCTTTTTCAGAAGACACCGAAAAGTCAAGCTCGTCATGAACTTGTATCATGGGCAAATAGCCGTTTTCGTGCAAAGCGACCATGGCTGCTTTGGTCTGGTCTGCCGCGCTGCCTTGTATAAGCTTGTTGAGGGCCTTGTAGGTAAAGGCGCGGCGAATGCTAGGGCCGTGCTCGTCATAGGCCTCCTGGTAGCTTAGAGACTTGTATAGGCCGTACCGACTGGGCTCCCACTTATCAAAGCGGCACCGTCTACCTAGCAGGGTGCGGATCACCCCTTTGGTGGATGCGCGTTTCATGGCGTATTCGCTCAACTGCCTCACAAACGGAACTTTTGCGTGGTACTCTTCAAAAAGTTTTTTACCTTCGTCTACTTCTAGCCCCAAGCTCGTCGCCAGCTTCTTGGTGCCCATTCCATAGAACAATCCAAGGTTGATATCCTTAGCCTGTTTGCGAGGAAGGCCCACGATATCCGCCGCCATTTGGTGGAAATCTGTTGTTGCATCCTTATGGTACTCATCCGCAAAGTCCGTGGCTCCGTTGAACCCTAGAAGGCTACTGTAGTGAACGACCAAGCGGGGCTCTTGGCTGGAGTAATCAAAGGTGCCCCACACGGTGTCTTTTTCGGGTACAAACAGGCTGCGAATCAACGGGCCAATTTCAGCGTTCCGTGCAGGCATTTGTTGCAGATTAGGATTGCTGTAGCTAAAACGCCCGGTGACTGTTCCTGCATCGTCGCTTCGTAGCTGGTTCAGCTCAGCGTGAATTCTACCGTTGTGGTTGTGTTTGAGAATGGTGTCTACGAAGGTCGTTCGGGCTTTGTTAAGCTCTCGTGCTTCTACAATCATTTTGGGGACTTTGTGTTCGTGGTTTTTTAGCCAAAACTTCGTGAAGCTTGGAACACCCGTCTTTTCGGTGCGGGGGTAGGGCAGATCAATCGCGTCAAAGGCTTTGGCAATGCTCGCAGCAGCCCATATTTCAACGTCTTTGCCTGTTTCGCGCTTTATTTCGGATAGGAATTCTATTTCTTTTTTGTGGAAGTACCCTTTTAGTTCTGCGGCCCTATCTATATCAATGGGCACCCCACGATGCCGCATGGGAATGACAGTAGCGAGGACTTTGTGTTCAAGTGCTAGGATATCGGCGATGTCTTCTTTAACAATTAGCACTTGAAAGTGGTTCCACAACCGTAGTGTAAGTGCTGCGTCTTGCTCGGCGTATGCCCCCACGAAGCTGGCCGGAAGCTTGTACATTTCGCTCTTGGCATCCACACCAAACTCAGCGGCTGCTTCTCGTAAGCCCTTTTCCGACTTAATGTCTGCAAGGTAGTCTCTACTTAAATTATTAAGCGAATAGCTAAACCGATTTTCATCCAACAAAGGGGCCACGACCATGGTGTCGCGTATTGCCGAGTGGATAGTTACCCCCTCGGCGAGGAGCCAGCCTACATCGTACTGCGCATTGTGAAATACTACCTGCCGGGTGGGGTCTTTAAGCAAGTCGGCCAGCCAACCCAAGGTTCGTTTAACATCAAGGTTGGGGCCAATTTCATGCCTGATGGGAAAGTACCATGCTTCGTTTTCAACAGCTACTGCGACACCGATAATGTATCCGTCTTTTCGGGGCCACCCGCTGCCGCGTTCACGGAGGTGCGGGTCTCTTGTTTCAAGATCCACGGCTACGGTGCTATACGCTGATAGGTCCGGGAATTCTGTTGGTGCCACCCACTCGCCTTTAGGCGCGAAGAAAGTCATTTGCCGGGGGCCTTTGGCCATTACTTTTCAACTTTCATGAACAGGCCACAAGAGCATTTAGGCCATCGGTTTTTTAGCGTCCTAACAACAAGTGTTCGGTGTTCTGCGCTGCAGTTGCATGTTGCCAGCAACGGCTTTTCCATGTTGCTTTTAGGGAGCCCCTCTTCTTGCATCAATCGTATACGCCGATGGCGCGGGGGATGTCGGCCTGAGTGTCCTCTTCGGGATCTAAGGGCTCTTGCTCTATGTCGTAGTCTATTGTCTGCATGTGGCACCATGCTTCTACCAACAGAAGGTACCGCCGAAGATCTTTGATATCGTCTAGTATCCCTTCTTCCCGCCCGTCTTCTTCAACGGCGTCGAACACATTGTAGGAAGATTTTTCCACTTGCACATTTATCCTGTCCCACTTGCGGGCCAGCATCATGAAGGCACCCACGCCCCCTCTTTTACGCCAGCTATCGCCGTAGCTTTTTTCGGACTTCTGCAGTGCTTTCCAATCTTTTTCAGTGAGCCCTTTAACAACTTCTATGATTTCACTGTGCATGAGTTACTTCCCTTCTTTGGGCTTTTGTGCACTAGAGCAGCCCCATTCTTCGTCTAATGCTGGCGCGTTCATTTCGTGGCGCATGGGGACCCTTCGTTGGAGCCACTCGCAGCAGGCCACCCGCCAATCGGCGGACTGAATTTTTTCAGCGGCTTGGATTGCTTTTCCAACTTCTTTTGTGGGGCTTTTCCAAAGCCGCCATGCTTTCCGCATGGGCTCTGCAACGTAGGGGAAGATATCGTTCAGGTAGTCGCTGCTGTTGAGGCTGCTGCTGGGGCTGCTGTAGCCTCTTTGCACCAGGGGCTCTTGGCCTGTCATAAAGTACACTAGCTCTTCTTCAAACGTTTCCGTGTCTGTCACCAACGGAACGGGGGTCTTGCCTTCTTCTGGAAGGTGCAGGTAGGGCTCGTAGTCGGCGACTAGGCCATCTAACTTGGGCAATGTGTCTAGGTAGGCGTGAAAGTTGTTGCTGAACTGAACGTAGGTTCCAACCGCAACGCCAACCATTTCTGCCATGTACTCTTGCAGAAAGCTCATGTGCACTGCGTTCGCCCCGAGTGCCCCCCAAATCATGTCGTTGCTACGATTGCACACGGTCATGTGCAATAGGTTGGGAACGAGGGAGCCTGTTTCTTCCACACGAAAGTAGATGTGGGTGTTGCAAGGAAGATCTACGTTGTGGTTTCCAGAAGTGAGATCACTATCTGGATCCCACATATTTAGGACACATCGGCGGTCGTTTGGGTACTCTTTCAATCGTGAGATGATAGTGTCTAATTGGTTGTCTTCAAACCAATTCTTCCATCGGTACCCGTATGCCCCGTGGAAGTTGACACCGTTGTCGCTGTAGACGGACATTCGGTTGTTGAACTGTTGCACAAACTCAACATCTCTGCGCCCAGCCAACATCCACATACTTTCCATGAAGTGGAAGAAGGGGTTGGCGTCTCTTTGGGGGTAGAACAACACCCGTTCTTTGGGGTGACTGTAGGAAACAGCCACTGGCGCGGGAAATTCTAACGCGGGACCGTTTCGTGTCTCACGCAGAACGCCGTTGTCTTTAAGGCTTTGGTTCACAACGTATAAGGCTTCACTGACATTTCGCACATTGAAAGTAAACATGGTCTTTCTACACCCTTACTTTTTGAATGGTTTAGTTAAGCCCTGAAATAGCTAGGGCGGTGTTTTTTCGAAGCTCTGCTAGGCCCTGCTCTGCCTTGTATTTCCACAGCACAGCTTGCTTGTTACGTTGCGCCACAGGAACAGGTAGGCCAACGTTTTTAATGTCCGCTGGAGTTTTAATAACCCACTCAGGGGGAACTTCGTACCCGGCCCGTTTGAGTGTGTGCGCAGCGATATCGTCTACGAACATGAATAGGCCTGCACTGAGCGCTTCATAGAAGCGGTTAGCCGGACTGGTATACACGTCGTTGCTGGTTTCATCTTCCATGTAGATGGTGCAGCTATACTCTTGAAGATCTTTCAAACTTTTAAAAGGTTTCACATAGCTTACTTCTGTGGGCCGATCATAGATCCAGTCTTTGTACTCTTTAGGGATTTCTTCAAACTTGCTTCGCACCTTTGTGGCGCAGCTAATAACCACAGGGAAATTCGCATGGCCATAGCAGCCAAATAGAAGCCGTGCAAAGGCGTCTTTGCGCCCTGGCCTACATGCACCCCAATAAAATATTGAGCCACTGTGCGGGGCTGTACGGGGGTCCTTCCAGGGGATCGGGGTGTACGTCAGCTGGTTCCAGTTAAGGTACCGATCCTTTGGCCGGTGAATATACTCAGGAATAGTTCCCCAAAGGAAGATCTCTCCCTTGGTGAATGGAAAATCATGGCTCCAACCCCGGTCATCCCGCACAACCTTTTGTACTTGGCTGATAGGGTGAACGTTGTAATCGTTCTGCACATAAATCAACCGATTACAATAAAGGACTTGCTCCGCCAACTCTCTACGCAAGTCAGGGTGGGCAAACGCACCCATGCTGTTGACATAAATAATGTTGTGATACAGTTTCTTGAATTGACCAGGGCCATCCACCAAAGGCAAATCGTGCTCTTCGGCAATGAACTTCGCGATCTTGGCGCTAGCAATAGTCGTTTTGTCCGCGCACTTTGTCAAGTGCACAACTACCGTATCTTCTTTCATGATAGACTCCTAGTTGACCGGGTACCACTCACCATCGTTATAGGATACTTTGCTCCTTGGCCGACCTTGGCCCAGCCGTACCCGTTCGTACTTATCCCACTCACACAAGCTATGCTCTATACAACGCATATCGATCTTGTCGTTATCACCTTGGGGCATCTCTACATAGTAGTCCTTGTGCAAAAGGAGTCCCTTCATCTCCTGGTTCCAATCGGCGCGGCCGTTGGTGAGCGGGCGATTGTGAATTCGGTTCAACCCACGTTTGGCTCCAGGGCCAGCGTTAGCCCAAGTCATTTTATCTTCCGCATTAGATAGGACCGGGGTGTAGTTCATATCAGTGACAGCTTCATACGCCATGAACCCGCCGCCACCCCAACCTTTCAACTTTCCAAGGGCCTTGTGCATAGTCTTCAAACTGTTCTGCTCAGCGACCTTGGCTAGATCTTCACTGTCACGCCACACGGGTGCTAGAAAAAGATCCACCACCACTTCTTCCTTGGGCAATTTCAACCCTTGGTTAGTGATGATGTAAGCACCCGTGAACACTTTTTCTTTTCTGTTCAATTTTTCACGGGCGATTGATTTTAAAAGGCTGGGGTTGAACTCCGTTTGCCACCCAACGGCTTCTGCAAACTCCGGCGTTCCAAACATCCTGAAAAGACAGATGTTATAGATCTGCTGGGAAATAGGCGCTTGCTGGTGCGGGTTAGTCCAGTTTTGCCTCATCCAAATAGTTACGCGATCATTCTCACGAAACGGATTGGTGAACTTGTACCGTTGCAGTATCTCGTCTTCTGTAAACGGTGCCGGACCAACTTTTCGCTTTAGGTAAATGCGATGCCGCTCGTTGATCCAATGGAAAAAACTTTCTACGTTTTCCGGATTCATGTCTATTCCTTCTTAAGGGGCTTCAAGCCTGATGATTTCTTTTCGGACGGCCAAACGGATATCCGCTCCGCTGCCCGGACTCGTCAAAACAGACAGTCGGTCAAGGGCTTCACTAACTGTCTTGCACTGAAGGATCACCAGCTGATTTCGCCACCGCTTACTATTTTTTCGAACACCCGCTGGCTCGTCTTCCAACGCAACAATCACAAGCTTCTTATCAAGCCACTCGTTACGCCCTCGGCCCTTACCATGGGAAATAACGCCCTCGGCCGCAGGGGTATCTGCATCTGGCCCAGGATAATCGGGCTTTGACCCCCTTTTTTTCGGACCTTCTGAAACCTCAACCACCACCGTGGCGTTCGGGTCAGTGATGGCCACATCACCGACATGAGTTTCCATATTTTCATCTACCATTTCTTTTTTCCTTCTTCTGAGAATTTTTTTCAAACCTAACGTCTTTAAGTCGTGGGCTGTGAAAGTCGTTCCATCAGCCCATGTTGATCTGTATTGCCAGTCTTCTAAACCCCCCATAGGACACTCCTGGAAAGTTCGGAGGGTGCTCTTTTATTGTTCAAGAGCACCCTCCGCACAAGGGCTGATTTATCGGTTACGCCGCCTTGGCATACTCAATCGCTTTATCCAAAGCGCGGCGCTTTACGTTGGCTCCGCTACCAAACCAAGCACTGTGAAGGCTGTTGCCTTCAGTCCTGCTTTTCTTCAAGTGGTCCGTTACAAACGTCACACCGTTAAGGGCTCCCCACCAAGTACCCTTGGCCGAAACCATGCCGGAACCTGGGCTGGTTTCAATGGCTTCCCGGACTGAAAGGGCAGTGCGCTTGAACTCATCCCGCAGGGCGGGCAGGTTATCGTTAGTAGATTTACCGCGCTCTATGAGCGTTTTGGGCTGGAACAACTCAGCAACGTAGTTATCCAACTGGCTTTCGGTAGCTCGTTTAGTGCTAAGGAACTCAGCCTGTTCAGAGAACTCGGTCATGGCATTGCTGCTCAACCCAAGGGCGTTTTCAGCAGCGGCCACAATTTCCTCATCAAACATTTGCACATGCAACACTCTAAAACGAGTGCCCCCTTGCTGGAGGGCCAGTGTGAGAGTGTTGTTGCAAACAACCCTGATGGGCGTAAACATCATGGTCATAGCCTTGCCAACCTCATGGCTATTGTTCAGCAACAAATACCCATTGATTTCATCATCACCAACCAGTATCGTTTTGCTTTTAAGCTTGGCCAACCCCCAGATGTCTTTGCCATCACGAAGGCTACCCGCTGTTTCCATGGTCATAGAACCGGCTTCTGTAAACTTTTTGAAAAAGCCCATAACGTCATGGTTTTGGAAGGGGGTGTAATCGTTGCCAGCCACGCTCAGCACGGTGTTGTCTGAGTCTCGCATAACCACATGCTGGTTTTCAACGGGCAGGAAACTAGCTTCACCCGTAGGGTCCACGATATTCCACACGTTAGGTTTGTCAATGGTGTACAAGGGCCGTTTGGAAACGGCCCAATTTAACTCCGCAGCCTCCAGCATTTCTTCTGGGGACATGTCAGCTTCAACCTGCCGACCCAAACCGTGCCAAGGAACTTCCCCAGCGTAGGCCATTGTTTCTACTAGGTGTGCCATTATTCTTCCTCCTCGTCTTCAAACATTGAACGGGGTAAGTTATTAAACTCGTCGTAAGACATATCTAACGGTGCTTCTGTACCTGATTGGTCAAGCATGAACACGGCGCGTACAAGGTGGTCATTGTGCACCATGCTTTTATAAACAGGGTAATGGGCTTCTGGAAGGGCTTCTAGAAAGTCTGCATCCCAAGCCCGGTGATAGCCCCCTTCTATGGCTTGCCGGTTTATGTCACGCAGCAGACCCTTAGTTGCGTAAGTTATTTCTACAGCCACGGATTTCTCCTTTAAGTTGGTAACAATTAAAGGTACCGCCTACGAACAAGGGGTGGTAGCAGGGGTTGCTCTTCTGATAAATTAGGCGGGGAGGTCGTAACCCGACCCGTGCATGGGGTGCACCAAATGCAAGGTCTGTTTTGCTCGGGTCAACCCCACATAAAAAACGCGGGCTTCGTCATCTTGATCTGAAGAGGTCCAACGTGAATTAGATCGTTTGCTCACATCAGTCATTAGGCAAACATTTTCTGCTTGGGCACCCTTGGCTCTATGAATAGTGGAAATTCTAACACGCGGCTTTCCGGTCAGCTTTTCTCCTTTTTTCAAACAAGCATCGATATACCTTGAGTCGCGCTCACTCACCAGACCAAGGGCCGTTTTCCAGGGAGAGTCAACTAATAGGCCAAAACTCTCTTGAAGATCTTCAATGCCATACAACCCGTCTTCTTCTATGCCTTGCAACCCCTTGAATCCATAAGCCACTTGATCGTGGGCTCTCATGAGCTTGTACACTTTGCGTATATCGGAGACAGGAAACTTATTTCCGTCGCGCATTTTTTCCCAGATGGTTAGGGCTTGGATGACCTTGCTGTCCGCGCTAGAACTTCCCTCATAATCGTAAAGATATCCTCGGCTTCGTACCTCTTCTTCAAGCTGGTTGGCTCCTCGCACCGTTCTAGCAAGAAGCAACCATTCCCCGTCAGACAAATCCACCTGTTCACTGTGCCGATACCAACTAACAACTCCTTCCTCTTCTCGTGGAAGGAACTGTTTGTCTCTTCTGTTGAAAACGCTTTTAATCAACCGCTGGCTTAGTTGATGGTGGGATTTAGGTATCCTAAATGACTGACTTAACGTGTGCACCTGACCATCTAAATTAATAAAGTGCTCTATGTCCGCGCCAGCCCATCGGTAAATGGCTTGGTCGTCATCCCCTGCGATGTACACATGCTCTGCTTTTTTAGCGATCTGATGTACCATCTGCCATTGCAGCGCGGAAAGGTCTTGGGCCTCATCTATTATGACCACCTCAAGCTTGGGGGAGTACTCCCCTAAAACAAACTGCTCCAACATGTCAGTGTAGTCGAATAACGAATGGACTTTTTTGTAGTGGGACAATCCTCGCGCCACATACTCTAAGTTTTGCCAAGTCACTAGATGCCTAGAAGGGCTTTCTTTATAGATCTGCTTTAAGGGGGTCTGTGTGATTCTAGCTATGTTGATAAGCTCTAGGTACTTGTCCCCATACCCAAAGTCTTTAAACGGCCCAGACTCTTGCTCGTTTCCAAAGAATGTACCGATCTTTAGCCACTGAGACACTTCCTCAAAGTTTTTACGGTTCATTATCTGGTTGCGCAAGATGCCAATCTGCATATACGCCAAGCTATGCAACGTCCTAAAATAAGGAAGCTCTGCGGCACTCAGGCTAAACAGCGCCATCGCTCTGTGCTTTGCTTCTAAGCTCGCTCTTCTAGTAAAGGCCAAATAGGCTATGCGGTCTGGAGGAACACCTTTTTCCAGATACTTTTCTACGATGCGAATACTGGTTTCTGTTTTTCCCGTTCCGGGGGGTCCGAGAAAGATCTGAATCATAGTATATCTTGCTCCGCTGCCAACGGCGGCAACTCAAGAGGCAGCTCTTCATCTTCAAACATCTTCTGTGGCAGCGACCAAACATGAAGGCCCTTTCCCTTTACCCTCCAAAAGGTTTTTTCTGCAGACATATCCTGCAATCTCAACGTGATTTTGTTGGAGGAATAGTGGGCAAAATCATTTGCCTGAAGATGCTTACGCACATCCTTTACCTGAAAACTCACACGGTGGTCCATCCAAACAGAAATACCCTGCAACAAGTCTTCTTTTTCAGAGCCACGCGCCCTTTCACAGCAGAAGGAAAACAACAGGTCTTCAAACTCTCCCTCTAGGGTGGCATCAGGAGGCACTTCTACAATGGTCACGTTATCCAACAACACTTGAATTTTAGTCTGCCAAGCTCGTTGGTTCACGGCCACAGGGAACTTATTAATTTGTGATACGCACTCTTTCTGAAACTGAGACTGTACAGTCAACCCCGTCGTAGTGAGCTCTAACCGCTGACCATCCACATTCAACAACCATATCGCAGGGTCCCCATCTATTTTGGTTAGGCTAGATAAGTCGGCGCTTATGCCGGTGGGTCCGACTCCAAACTTTCTTTCCCTGCACAGCACCTTATCACAGTGGGCATTTATGGGCTGGTCATCACAGCGGTAGAAGTAATCTTTTTTCTGAAGCTGTTTGATAACAGTTCCCACCTCGTTATGACCGAGCGGGGGCACCAAGTGTTCCACATTGTATTTTTGAACTAGGACTTCCCAGTTCTCCGTATCAAACATTCTGGCATACACGCCAAGGTTAAAGAGAGCACTATTCCTACTACCCTCCGAAAATCCTTGGGCGCATAAGTGTTGGAGGCAGGGGGGCCCCTGTTCAAGGATCTCTACCTTTTTTGAACCAGCAAAGAGCTTAGGGATATCTAAGGCATAGAACTCATCCGTAGAAAGCCTCTTTTCAAAAGCCTCCCCTAAGAACTCTTCTGCCGTTAAGGATTCACCTTTCTTATCAAAAGCATAGCGCACCGTTCGAGTATTTGCCTGGTAGGGCATGTTAAGGAAATTGCCCGTATCTCCTCGGTCTATCAAGATTTCCTCTTGCTTAGGGAAAATCTCACTTCGGGCGTATCCCAAAACCGCAGCTAACTCAGTAAGTTTTCGCCGCATATCAGCAGCGGGAACGCCCTCTTGGCAAAACAGCCAGACATGGGCACCCCCTGATTTAGTCCTTCCCAACATTACAGGGACCAAGTGTTTGCGCAGCTTTTGAATTAACGTCTTATGGACCGTTGTGTAATCGTCTATATCTATTGCACCCCAACGACATGAATTGTCTATGCAAATGGGGATAATTCCTAGGCCCGTTCCGCCCTCTAAATGTTTATGCCATAGTTCTAGAGTAGCGGGCTGCCTCACGACACTTGCATCCCCTTTCTGCTTGCCTAGGCCCGCAGATTTGTTGACGATGAAAGTGCCGTGAGCTATTTCACTACCCCAGAACAGCTCTAAGAACTGCTCTGCTAATGTGCTCATTAGAACGGAGCTTCGTCTTCCTCAGGACTTTCCTTACTGTCCTTGGTTTTTACCCTGCCATCTGCAACAGCTATTTTAAAGTCACGGCACTCATACAGTAGGGAAAGCTCACCCCCTTCTGCAGAGAGATCTAGTGCACGTTCATGGCTAATGTCCCAGCCAAACCAATCGCCTTTATCGTTAGACTCTGCCACAGTTTTCAACCGGTACATCTGGCTGAAGCTAGGCTGTGTGAAGGCAGAACCGTCGCTCCTTTTGCCCTTAAATCCCGCTTGAAGAGCGACCCAACGCCTAGCCTTTTTAAGCTGAGTGCTGCTCATGGTTATGCAGCACTTTTGCAACTGTTCACCTTCTACGAGCAATACGAAAAACTGGGCTGTGTTGGTGAGTACGTTTCCATTGGGAAGCACATCCTCACCACGGTCGCTTTTAGTGGTTTCTTTAAGCAGGTTGCTGTCTATAGGATGGCTGCTAACAAAGCCCCCGCCAGAAGAACGCGGTTGCCACTCGATAAACTTCCTATTGTAGTGGCAGGGGACAACCAAAATCCCTTTTTCACCATCGTAAGCTGCATTGGCAACGGTATTGTAAATCATGCCCGCTTCAGCACCTTCTACATAAGCACCGTCACGTTTGTTCACTTGCGGACTAAGCTGCGCCAACACTCGCAGAAAGGGAATGGCTAGATCTTCTGACGTTACCTCTTCCAAGCCCTCCCCAGCGAATTCTTCAAGTACTGAGTTTCGGTCAAACACAATGACCTCACCTTCACTTTTCTTTGTCATAGCCATTATCATCCCTTTCTTGTGATGTTAGCTTTTTCACCGATAAACACATTAAACAGGTCCTGGGGCAAGTCTTTGCCCTCCTCAACCCGTTCTCTTACGAAAGCTTTAAGGGTCATTGGCTCCACCCACTTTTTGGTGCCCACACGGAGGCCCACACCTTCTAATTCTTCAGCCAACGTCTGTGCGTCTTCCTCTTCCCCACGGTTGAAACTTGCTGTGACAACGTTTTTAATTAGGTCGCCAAACCCTTCGCTGTTTAACCAATCAAACGCTTGATCCAAATGTTCTTTGTTTATGGAAGCGCCATAAAAGGTCTTCACCACTACCTTGCTGCCGTCGTTAAGCTCTATACTGTTCAAGCCAAGCTCCGTCATAGCCGCTGGTAGTAGGTCTTCCTGAATAGAGCGTAGCTCCTCTTTCAGCTTTTTAGTTTTAGCTTCAGAGGCCAGCACCAGTTCATGCAAGGCCAGTTGGGAACGGGCCAATGCGGTGACCGTGCCCAGCTTAGACGAGTCATTTAACGTACTGAAAATTTCGTCCATTTCTTCCAGTTCACTGCTCATTTTCTGAACCCCACAGATTGATGAGGATAGGTCGGTAGTGCTCGTCCAACCTATCCCATTTCAAAACTCTAAAGAACCCGCTGGTTACGTCGCTTACAAACGCGCAAGCTATTCCGATAACCACGGGGTCGCCAGATAGAAGAAGGTAGTCAGCCATGGGCTTAAAGTTACACAGCTCTCTTTCTACTATTCTGCAAATAGGCCCAACAGAAGAGATGATTTGTTCCCCTGCGGGGACAACGGTTTTTACATCACCGTATTCAAAGGCATCGCTTATGTCACGGCCTCGCATTTCCTGCACGATGTACACGGTCATGACGAGAAAATCACGATAAGAATGTTAGCCAGCACCGGTATCACAAACAGTATGGTGATCATGGTTAGGTACATGGGTCAGCCCCTTTCTACGAGCGTTATTGCCTACAGTTAATTTTAGGCCCTAAAAGCACAGGCGCAACAAAACTTTTATCTTTAGACCAACCATTTTTTATAGCCCTCATCCATGACTTGGGAGGCAAGGTTAATCTTGTTGCGCAAGGCATAAAGGATCTTTTCGTCTACCGTTCCTTTAGCAACGAAGTCTATGTAAGTGACCTTATTGGTCTGCCCTATGCGGTGTGCCCTGTCCTCTGACTGCAAGCGTATTTCAAGATCAAACCCATTGGAAAAGTAAATCACCGTTTGTGCCTGGGTCAAAGTAAGGCCATAACCGCCAGAGCGCGGTTGCCCAAGGAAAAACCTGAACGGGTTTTCTGGCTCTTGAAACTCTTTAACAATTTGTTGCCTGTCTTCAGCTTTCACGGCACCATAAAAAAGGCGATACGTTTCTTTTCCGTGAACCTTTTCTATCTCTCCGGCCAAGCGCAATAGGTCATGTGTGAAATTGCACCAAATGATGCACTTGCCCTCTATCTCATCCAACGTCTTCATGAGTTCAGTCACTTTGGGCGACGGGAAAACAACGATTTCCCCCTGGTCTGTTTTAACGTGTCCAGAGCATATTTGCTGTAAGCGCATAAGTTGGGTCAGCACGGTGCTTGCCGTGACCTCACCCTGCTCTAAAAAGGCCATGGCAGCACGTTTCATGCTTTCGTAGGCTGCTTTTTGCTCTGGGTTCAGCTCAACCTCTCTTTTTTGGTAAATCTTGTCTGGGAGGTCCAGACAGTCTTCTTTGCGCACTCGGAAGCTAAACGGTTGAATGATTTTGTTTAGCTCTTCAAGATTTTGATACCCCACCACTTGCTGGAAGCTGTGTGCGCCCATGGTTTTTCGTTGTATTTTTGCATAGCGGTTAAGGAACCCCCAGTAGGAATTCTGGTTTAAACTTTTCTTTTGAAGAAACTCGCATTGCGTAAACAGATCTAACGGGGACTGCGTAACAGGAGAACCCGTAAGTATCCTGCGGTAGTCAGCGTACTGCGCTAACCGAAGTAGGGTCTTTGTCCGCGCGGCTGTTCTGCTTTTTATGGTGGTGCTTTCATCAATAGCCAACAGGTTAGGGGAATGGGTGTGGAGAACAGACTCTAAAAACGCTGTCCCTTTTTTGCTGCTCAACGACTCAACGTTCATGAACAGGAGTTTGAGCTTGCCCGGTTCCTTTTGCAGGAATTGTTTTCTTTGCTTTTGGTTGCGCTTGGAATTGGAAGGTGCCCAACACAGCATGTCTAAATTGAACCGGTCTGGAAGGTGGAAAGGCACCTCGTTTGCTGCCCAATTCAAATACACGCTTTTGGGGGCTATTATACAAGCGCCCGTAATTTTTCCTTCTTCAAACAAAAGGCCCACATTGTCTAGTAGTACCTTGCTTTTTCCTGTGCCCATGTCCATGAAGTAAGCGAAAAAAGGTTCCTCTGCGCCCTTGTTCAAAGCATCTGACTGGTGCTCATACGGTTGCGTTTTAAACTGATATGTCACGGCCATAGCATCCTTATTCCTAGCCCTAGAAAGAAAGCCACCAATGTGAGAATGAGTATAAAGATGATGCCTTCTTTGATGGAGAGCATGAAAGTTCCTAACGTGTTTGTAGCTGTTACGGTAGCACCGCAGAGCAGCCACACTAACCGCTGCTTTATCAAAAAGACAAACTTTGCTATATAGATGAGATAGCGGAGATATTCGGAGGTGAATTAATTTTTTTTACCTAGGATATCATAATATCAGATATCTGGATATACAACAGTTTCAGCAGCTTAAGACTTTCTCTGAGCCGCGCGACGATTTTGACTTTTTCTTTTTTCCTTCTGCTCCGACCTCCGCTATCTCATCTATATAGCAAAGTTCGAGTAATCAGGAAAAGCACTCACCTTGGCAGCAGTCTTCCAGCACCTTGCCGCACTCTTCACAAGCCAAATGTCCATGCACATAGTGCGTTCCTGGAACACGTCCTGGTTTGCAAAGCTTGAGGCAGCGCAAGCAAAATATCTGATCTAGGTGTTCTGAAGGAACTGTGCTCATCAGTTACCCTTGTCTATTTTGCTGTTCCAAAGCTCGAATAAAACTTTGATTTTTTCTTTGATGTTTTCCTGGTCTACATGCAATTTAATCAATGCGTAGACGATACCGCCTAGTGCAGCAAATATGGGCCAAGTGGCCGAAATTATGCTTAAAAAGTCATCCATCGCCTGTGGACATCATCTCGGCCAAGGTCGTAGCTCTACCTTTGACCTGCTCTGCCCACTTGGAATCTAGCATTTCAACCGCAGCCGTTTCATAATCAGAGGCTTCTAGTGCCATTAGAAACAGTTTGAACTGAGAAAGTCTAGGACGACCCATATTAAACATCATGTCTGCAACGACAAGCTGCCTTGTTTGATTAAGCGACTGCCAATGAGACCACCACTGTGTCAGTTCCTCTTCCACTATCCTAATGTCGTTTTGCAATAGGTAGTCGATTTCGTCCTCGGACAGCCCACGATCATCAAGATTTCGCCCCACACCGATAGTAAGCTTACCTACGGTATCAGTGTACGGTTTGTACTCCACGCCCTCATGCTTACGCAGCTGAGCGATCAATCTCGTATAGTCCATTTTATCATCCAGTGCTATGCAAACAGGGGCATTCCTATCTTATCTAACCCCGCAAGAGTAGCAATCCCCCCTTGGGCGGCAGGAGGAGGTCTGTTTTGTGCCTGTTGTTGCGGCAGTCCCACCATTGGAGTAGGGGGTGGCGGTGGGGCAGTGTTCTGATCTCTTGACAAGAGGGAAGAAAGGGTGTCGTCAGAAGATCCTCCTTGCAGGCCCTGCCATTGTTTTACTATAGGGTTTTTTTCGACAATACCTGTTTTTCCTTCTTTGATTTCCCCACTTTTCAATCGTGCTTTCACCTTATCAATGACTTCAGATCGAATAGGCGGGGGTAATGCGTTAGGGTTTTTTACGTTGATTAAGTCGTCAAGGTTGAGAAGCTCTTTAGGAACACCGTATTCGGGCTCTCTAGAAAGATTTTCTTCCTCTCTTATCAGCATCTGAAGAACGAGTCTTTTCTTGCTCGCTGAACTGAGTGGCGAACTTTCTGATATGGCGGACATTATGGATTTGCGATTCATGGGCTTCAATAAAGCAGAAACCAAAGCTTTATTTTCCAAGTTTCTGTAAATGAAACTCATGAGATTCTTCACTTTTTGACTGCCCAAAAGCTTACCGGCCTGTGCACCTGTGGCCAGCCCCGCAGCAAAATCACCCGAAGAAAGATTCCCTAAAACCCCAGAGATTTCTTTAATGTCATCAAAAAGCTGAGGTATATCATTCAGCCCGTTTAAACCCGTTCCTTTTGCAGTGATATAATCCATGACTTGTCTATCAAACGGATCCAAACTCTGAACTCGTGAATCGAACAGCTTTAGATCTAAAGTAATATCTCCTTTTTGAATACCCGTTTGGAAGCTTTTTAATATGTTTTCCACATAGTATCGTTGAAGCTGAGGAACAATCCTATCTCCGATAGCGTCAAATATTTTTTCAATTTTTCCTGTCGTCAACAGCGAAGTGGGCGATCCGTCTTTCAAAGCTCTCGATCGAAGCTCCGTCATCAATGCTCTAGAAACATCTCTACTCATAGCATTGCTGTTAGGTTCAATATCGAAAAGATTACTATAAGCTGATTTGTAGATTTCCGTCGTTTTTTGTTCTTTGTCAATTTTTTGAACGGTCCAGAGAAGTCTTGCTCTGTCAGTTTGATTTGGAACAAGAAATTTAAAACTCTCATCGTTGAGAATTGTTTCTTTAGAACCTAAAGACCTCGCCCCAGTAAGTGCTAGTAAATTAGCCCCGATTGCAGAAGGCTCTTTTCCTAGGAAAGCAAAAGCACTGTCTCTAAGACCTATGCGAAAATCTTTTTTCGCTTGTGCTACGCTTGTGTAGTTTTCTCTTGGGAAAAATCGTTTTAACTCGGGCAATTTAACCAGTTCTGTCCATTGAGTGTCTATAACACTATTCATCAAACTCAACGAATCAGCTCGAATAGCGGTATCCCCTTGTATGAAAGGATCCATAAGAGCCATGAACGGCTCTGTGTCTTTATTAGCCAATGCGTTAGATATGTAGTTCGATCTTTTTAGGTTTGCTTGTCTAAGAGCTAAGGCTTGAGCGGTCCTATAGAGATCTGCGGCTGTTTCCCCTCCATCTCTAACAACGATATCCCCAGCCTTATCTATAAGGTCATCTAGACGTTGTCGAAGAGGCTTGACGAAAGCAGCATCACTGCCAAGGTTATCACTAGCCTGACTCAACTCTTGCTTGAGAGTGTGCAGTTGCAAAATCACAGAAGACTTCTTCCCCTGGTTTAAGGCGTCTACGGCAGCTCCCTCTAACTTATCGGGAAGATTTAGAATTCTTTCTAAAATGCTACGGATACTTTCGGAGGGAGGATTGATTACTTGGTAACCTTTTTCAGCGGTCTCTTCTCCACCGACTTGTCTTTTGGTTTCTGAAACCACCTTACGCAAAGCATCTTGAGAAAGTTCTTTAAGGCCCGTCATATCCATGTTGTCGTAAATTGCGTCGACAACCTTTGGAGACTTCAGGGCTTCGTGATAAAGAGCATCTTTAACTGCTGTCATGTTCTGGAAAAGACCATTCAATCCTTTTAAAGCCAATTCGGCTGCTTTAGGACCCTGGCCCATGTCCGATGTGCCCCTTTGACTCGCGAAACCTGCAAGATAATCGTTCATCAACTTTTTCGCGCGTTGTTCTGAATCAATTTGAAGCCGCAATAAAGTGTTCACTCCGACATTTGTCAGATTTCCTGCTTTTTTGGCTTGATTAGATAAATTGAGAAATATATCCTTTGCAAGAGGAGCTATTGCTTGTTTGACTTTCTCAGGATTAAAAGAAAACACTTGATCAACGAAAGATCTTGCTAGTCCCTTGCTGAAAAGAAAAGCTCTGGGAATAGAAGCACCCGGAGAAACTCGTTCTACTCTTGTTAAGAAGTCTAAAGCGTTCTGGCCACCTGCAAGGTCGTAAGCTTTAGAAATAGGGCTTCTATCTCCACCGAACCATTTCAGCGTGTTCATAGCCAACGGGCCAACGCCAAATAGAGCTGAATCTATCGTAGCAGACAACATATCCAAATTCTGTAGGTTTGACGGATCATATCCAACGATTACACGGTCAAAAGCTTGCCCTATTAAATTCAAACCTCCTGCCGCCGCTCCTCTACCTCCGGCCATGGCCGTTTGTGCGATAAGGCCCATTCCAGCAACAGGTGTTACAGCAACAGCTAGAGCCGGGAGAAAATATTCGAGGCTTGTTACTTCATCTAAAGCGGTCCCCAGAAATCTCTTAGAAATGTCGTCCAATCTTTTCCGGGCTTTTGGATCAACATCTTTTCTAGCCCAGTCTTTAGCTAATTCTCGAATACCAGTGAAAGACCCATATGGTTCCAAACGTCGAAATTTGTCTGTAGGAGTTCTTGAGTAAAGGAACTCTATTATGTCGTTTCCTTCTGAGTCCACACCCACTACTACCGGTTGCAAACTAGCGCCGTCTCCGTAAAACTCTTTTAACTTCTTAAGTTTTTCTTCTTCCGAACCGGCCCTATTGAGGTCGTAAATTTGTCCTATCGTTAAAGTGGTGCTGTCTAAGTCGAGCCTACCTTGTTCATAGAATCCAGTGTTTCTTAAAACCTTTTCTCTTCTACTGTTCTCTGCCTCCGTAGCACTTGGGCCTTCACTAAGAGACAGAAACTCGTCTTCTTTAAAACCCGGCGGTAAGGGCGATTTTGATTCCAACCCCAACAAGTCTTCCACTGGTTTAGGAAGAGACATGCCACGAGACATTTTAGATCGGAAAAAATCTTCGGCAGAAACGCCCTTTTTTTCTAGATAGCTTCTTTGTCCTGGAGTCAACCCGTCGGTGAACATATCGAAAAAGCTGCCCGCATCTTTCACCTCAACAGCTTGATCAAATTCTTCTCTCGCTCCCAGTACGGGTACGGTGCCTGTGAAATCTTCAGCCTCTTTCAGACCTACTCCTTTACTGGTCAAGGTAGGTAGGGTGTCTGTGAAATCCACAGCCTCGACACTTGCATCTACCATTTAGCTACTCCGATCTCAGTCTTGAAGGCCAAAAAACTGTTCAATAACGTTTTTCCACCCAGCTCCAATGCTATCTTGAACTGAACGTAGGTTGTCTTTCCTAAGAACAAAATTTCTAACGATTGCTTGGTTTTCTGGGGACAAACTTATGTAGCCTTCGGCCATTTTCTCGATATTATCCGACTTGTACTGACTGCTGTCAAGAATCTGCGGTATCACCCTATTCAAAAGCGCATTCACCATTCGTTTTCTTGACTCTTGCACTACCGCTGGGCTGCTCTCAGAAACAAGTTGTCCGTTTGCATCAATTTTTACCAGTGATCTAGCCTTGTTAATAAAGGCTGGTGCTCTCACAACATTCGAAAGCATTTCATTTTGTTGCTCTGGAGTGATTCCTTCTGCAAGAAGCGCCGGAGTTCGGTTTAACAGCACACCCCCTGGGGCGTACTCCGAAACGTTTGCTCTTATGTAATCCATAATAGAAGTGTCGTCTTGATAACTTTTAGTATATGCCGCGCTTGCTTCATTCCATTTATCGAAAAGCTCTCTTTCACTTGCTGCGCGATCCATTCCTGCTGCCGCTGCATAGTGATCTTTTCTGGTCTTTAAATACAACCTTTGCCTTTCTTGTGCTCGTGAGGTTTTCTTTTTCATGAGCATGTCTAAAATCCGAGCACCTTTTTGGGTTCCCGCCAAACCAGCATAAGCAGAATTTGCGGAAATATCGACTTCAGATTGATTCAGGTTTCCAGGGAAGTTGCTGGTGTACATTAAGGTTACTTGGTTCCCAAGAGCCCTTTCTACGTCTGCAAGGGCCAGATCTTCCGTTAGGTTTAGCCCTGGAATGGCAGACAACAACCCTCTGACTTCGTCTTGCTGTAGACCAAGGATTCTTGAACCCGCAGTTACCAACTCGCCTAGTTTCACTGTTGCTTCCCGACCCGGCCCAGATTTGGCAAGGTCTTTCAACCCTGCAATCAAGCCAGTAAGTTGGCTGATGTCTACCCTTTCTTGAACTGCCTTCGATAAATCTGCCGCGTTTTCTAAATTGATATTTCCATATCTATTTTGCTCATCTCTGAAATTCTTTAGTCTCTCCGTCTCCAGGTTTGTTTTTTGACGAGCGGCTTCAATCTGCTCTCTTGTTGGTTGTGGTATAAGTGCATTTTTTAGAAAGGCATCCTTCATTTCGGTGGCCTGTTTTGGCGTGTACGTTCCATCTGCGACACCCTGAGCGAGCATTCTTTCAAATTGTGTGGTAGTAGTATTTGGACTTGTTCTTCCCGCTATTGCCGCAGCAATTTTGCTTTGGGCAAGATTTTCCGCTGTCATTGCCGCTTCTTCTGACGAAAAGGCACCTTGGGCAATGGCCTGTTGTTGGGCGAATTCGCGGTTGTCCTGAGCAATCTTTTCTGCCCTTTGCCGCTCTAGCACTCCCCCCGCAGATTGGGAAAGAGCAGCGGTTGCTCCCCTAATGCCTCCGCCCTGTTCTTTAGGCGTTAAAAGAGCGGCCACAGCAGGGCCGAAGGTTTCTAGAGCAAGCTCGAACCCGCTTCTTTTTTCAGGCACAGGGGGAGTGCCGAAATACTTCTGACGTGCCGCAATTCTTTCCTGCATACTTTCATCGAAACTGGGCGTTCCTCCGAGCGCGAAATGCTGCACTAAAGGATCGTTTGGATCAAACGGTAAGGACTTTTTTCCAGCAGGGATAGAAACCACCCCTCCCCTCTGCATACCCTCAACCGGGGGCATCCTGCCTACAACCTCTTCCTGAACTGCTACCATATCATCGCCCATAGGCATTGGGAGGCCCTGCGGAAGCCCCTGGGACATCATATCGCCTATGCCGCCCATAGCGCCATCCATGCCGCCCATGCCGCCCATGCCGCCCATGCCGCCCATGCCGCCCATGCCGCCCATGCCGCCCATGCCGCCCATG